TTTTTCGTCTTGCTTTAGCTTCTTTATTGCATTTGGCATATTTTCCTCTTTGTTAAGTTATACAATCTTATGATTGCCCTCACTTCTTATATCTTATTAACTCCCATTACAAGAACTAATTTAACTTTTTTTGATTTTTTTTATTAAAGATTTTATTAAACATTTCTCTATTTGGTTCAGTTAATACATTTAATCCTGCTTTTTCGCCCAACTTCTCCATCATGCGCTGGAAGTCCTGCTGCGCTTCTGTACCTTTTTTAATGGTGTTCTTCTTCTCAACGCGAGACGAGGAACGAGACGAGCCGACATTGTCGGCTCGTTTCTTTTCTTTAGGCATTACCAACTACACCAATATTCTACGACCTTGTTCTCATTGATCGCTTGTTCGCAGAATTTTAAAAACTCGGTATCCTGTTCTTTATATTCTTTTACAGATTCCTCTTGGAATTGTTGACCCCAAAAAAATCCGTCTTCTGCTACATAGTCGGAAAAACCTTTGTCTATCTGTTCCCTTAACTCTTTAACTACTTCTTTGGTCATATAGCAGGGTGTGTCTTGGTCAGCGTTAAACCCTAGATGTGACAAGTGTCCTTCCATTTCAATAGCAGGGTTTTGCTCTTCCCATTTCTTCGCCATGAACTGTTGAAGTCTCGCGTGTTTTCTCCAACAGAAGACCTTTTGGTCTTTGCTGTTGTCATTCATATAATAATCTTCCCAATCAATTTTCTGATTACGAAGATGTGCGTGTTGGTCTAAACCCATATCTTTCTCCTTTGTTGTTTGGTTTAAGATTAATCTCTTATCTTATCCCACCTTTCAATGCAACAGTTATTTCTAAATATCTTTTAGAACTATTCTAAACTGTTTGGCAACCTACTTGGCTTACGCCACTTCCTGCGCCTGAGCTTCCAGCACCATCTGGATCGGGCTGCCGTGCGAAACCTTTCTTGATGCCGAGCGAGAGATCTAACCGACAGCTGCAACGAGCGAGAGGCACAGGACGAAGGTGAACCATCCTGTGCCTCTTGGATAAAGAATTAGAAAGAACACATACGCGCTAATTATTGCCGCGATCACGAGAGCTTCCTGCTGCTGGATCCGCATCTGTCACCTCAGACTCTGCCCATGTATTGCCGTTGGCAATGCAGCGAGCTCCTGGGCCTCCTGTAAGAGCATACACTTTACCTTCTACCGGTTTGTCCTGCAGCTGGTCCCGCGAGGACCAGCCATCAGGTGGTGCATTCTCAGCGTTGATTTGTTGAACTAGTTTCTTAAGTGTTGTCATCTTTTCCTCCTTATATGTTTAATGAAATGATTCCTGAGCCGAAGAGAACGGCCAGGTAAAGAATTGTGGTATATATAATTATCATTGCTCTCCTTTTGTGAGCGCATCGACAGGTAATGATTTCCCCCCGCTGCAGCAGTTGCCAATGCGCACGTCTTACATAAGACCTGATGGGATAAATGTCAAGAGCTAATTTTATTTAATTTTTCTTGGAAAGGTATTTTCTTTTCTTTGGGTAGTTCATCTACCATCTCCTGCGCCAGCTCCTGAAGGGCTTTGTTCTCCTGCTGCAAGCCATTCAGTTTCTTATTATATTCCCGAGATCTATTCTGTGAACGAACGAGGTCTAACGCATCAAAATCTACTGCCATACCACCATCATTACCCATTCGGTGTCCTTTGTCAAACATAACTTCTTCTCTGCACGGTGATCCTGCCTCCCAGCTCCTGCGCTGCAGCTCAGTAGGCTAACTTATAGATTGAACGAGAACGAGAACCGAGCTTTGCCCGAGAACGAGAACGAGGCCTGATCCAGCTGCACCATCTCCTGCCCCCCGTCAAACAACAAAGAGGTAAATAAAACGAGGGGCGGGACATGGAACGAGATTACGCTGCGGGTGATGCCAGCTCCTGCAGCAGGTGATCCTGAAGGGATGGCCAGTTATACGGTGCCGAGAACGAGAAACGAGGTTTCAGTGACCGAGGATCGGTAAACACGGACACCGGCTTGTACAGTTTAAGGCATCTTTGCGAGAGGGCCTTTGCCAAGTTTTCATGTAGTATAAATACTGTTCCACCAGCTTTAATATATCTATTAATCCATACTATTTGCCATCGATTTAGTTTAGGATAATTTGATTTATCTGATTTTAATTCTATCCAAAAAACACCACTTGTGCTCACACCATGAATATCAGGTATTCCATTAATTGAGCTAGATTCTATGCGGGTTAAAAAACATTTGTTAAGTCCATTCTTAACCTTAGACCAAAGCCTACTTTCTGGGTTTTTTCCTGACATTTATTAACTTAACTTTTTTATTTCTTTGATAACTGAATTAGGAATAATAGTAGTATTTCCAATTGTTTCAATATCTTTTCCATTTTCTGAAAAAGAGTAATCCCCAAACAATCTCGTTACACCTTTAGACTGACTAAGTAGATGACCTTTGGTGATGCAGGTGGCAAGATTAGATTTTTTTAAAGCATCGAAACTTGTCCAGGAACTATCGGAGACAATGTCAAACCATTCAACAGATACCATTGGATATTTGTCTATCTCACTTTTTGGTTTTTTCGGAATTGAAATTTTTTTCCTCATCAATAATTACCTCTACCATTCCCACTGATGTGAGCATTGGATTGTGTTTTGCATTAAACAATTTTATAAATTCAGGCCAACTAGCTTTCTTCAGAATTGTCTGTGACTTCGGCTTCGACTGTCTTGGCGTTGTATCCATCGATCTTTTTGGATAACTCCTCAAGTTTCTTTTCAAGTTCCTCACGTGACATACCCTCCAAACCACTTACCCTGACTTCTTTACGATCAACGTAAGCACCTGCTAACTGACCAGATCTATACTCAGCATTTATTGCGGCAGCATACTGTTTATCTTTTTCTGCTTTATCTGCAATTCGGTCTAATCTTTTAAATCTTCTAAGGTTGTCACCTTCATATTTTTTTAATTCTTGATGGAATCTTTTATCAAAATACTTTGCTACATGCGGACTTGTTTTTCTTGATAGTAATTGAGATGCAGTTGACTTAGCGCTATTGTCATCTTTACAATTATACCCAGCTCTTTTAAGAGCTTCATGTTGTGATATAGATCCCCAATCCTTAACTAATATTTCAACAAACATTTTTTGTTTTGGAGTAAGATCTAAATCAGTCCTCAACTCTTTTTTTTTGAGTCCACCTGTCATTATCTTAATTTATTGATGTCTGATGTAAGTTGTCTATTTATTTTCGTTAAACTTCTTTTACTTTTTAAATTTCTACGTAATTCAGATTTAATATCTTTTTTTGCAACATCTCTTGTAACTCCACTATCTTTGACAATTTGAGAAGTTTTTTTACCACCCGATTTAATATACTCTTTAAATGCTTTAATAACGTTTTTAGTTATTAAACCCCCAGCCAACATTTTTTTCTGCATTAAATAAATCTTCCTTTTTTAGCTTTAATTACACCACCTTTTAATTTACGTCCAATTTTTTCTGCTAAAAATCTTCTAACTGATTGAGAAATAGATTCTTGATTAGCTTCACGTTGTTTTTTAGTCATCATAGGTATCATCATAGTTCTTTTACCTGCTTTATCTGATGCATAAGCTTTACCAACTAATGTAGGTCTTGGACCACCTTTAGGTAAACTTTTAGTTTTAGGCACAGCAAGGTAGGTTTTTTTGTCCATAAACTTAGTTGATCTGATATCTCTTTTTACCTTTTTTCTAAGTAAATCATAATCAAGCACAGGAGTTGCACCTTTATTTCTTTTGTGTCTTCTCACAGAACTTTTATGTTGTTTTAAGGCTTTTCTAAACTGTTCTTTGGCAGTATTAAATATTAATTTTTTTATCATAATTTCTATTATATAGATTTTTCAGAGTAATGACTATATCCCCACAACCAACTGTTTGCGTTCCCGCAAGAGTGGTGTATCCCAGATACACCATAGATACACCATAGATACACCATAAAAACACACTTAAAGTATTGATATATAAGCATTATTCTTCTTCGGATACACCAGATACACCTCTTTTACCCCCTGGGGTACTTTTTATTAATCGTTACTCTAGAATATCTATATAGTAAAAATTTCCCGGTATCCGGTGTCCGGTATCATTTGACCCTTTCCACTACTTAGAGTACACTGAATCATGGATTTTTTTAAAAAATCTGTATTAGATCTTCTCCTGGGGTTTATTTTTAATGCTCTCTTAATGACTCCAGGAGTTAAACATATTCGCCCACCATGACTAGGCTAACCTCTTTTTATTTTCCTCGCTAATTTTCTTCATAATTTCTTTTCTTTCCTTTTTATCCTTAGCCTCACGATACATCTTGTATAATCTCCTATAATTCAACCAATGTCTTTGTAATTTGTTAAATACGATTTTTTTACTTCTAACTAACTTTATAAACTCTCCACGTATTAACTCAGGATCTATATCAGCATTCCAACAAACGTCTTGAAAATCTTTACAATCCTCATAAAACCATCTGTAGGCATCTTCCTTCCAATAAGTTTCTTTTTTAAATGCTGACGGGTTTAAAACATCCTCTAGTGCTTGAACTAAAATAGCTTGGAACAACCTTTGTTCTGCTAAGGGTTTTTCCTTAGACAACTCCATAGCAAGTTTAGTTCCCAAATTTTTTAATAAGTTTGGTGAGCAAATCACTAAATTTTTTAACCTCTCGTTTAGGATATCGCCTGTAATCTGCTATTAAATATTGATCTGAAATCAAATCTATAAAGTCATTTCGAGTCATTGGACTCATCTGACCTGCATATGCAATTGTTTCTTCTGCTAATTGTTTACTTGTTTTTTCTGACATTTGCATAACCACAGTGTAGGGAAAGATATGGATTGGGATAATACACCGTGGTTACACATTTGTTACGACCAGCTTTAAACCAGCAGCTTCAGCTGCTTTTTTTCTACCAAGTCGCCATCTGTTCTCGATTTTTTCAAGAAAAGAAAGACTGAAATTTCCTAAACCAAAGTCATTTCCACAATACAACTGAAACATCAAACTTGTTAACTCGTCATAAGTTTTTTTATTTGGACACACCATCACCAGCTTGTCCAAAGCTTTATTTAACGCTTCTTCACTGCTTTTTTTAACAGCTTTACCCACAAAATATCCTTATTGTTAAAGTTAATTTTGTCGTTCGTTGTTCGGTGAAAATAAAGTGTTTTGAAAGCCCCACTTATTTCATTTAGGCTTAGGAATACGTATTTATTT